AAGTTCGCTGAGTGGGGTCTTATATGCTGATTGAGAAAAAGAAAACGGCGGAGCTGCTTCCTGCCGAATACAATCCTCGCAAGGACCTGAAGCCCGGTGACGAGGAATATGAAAAACTGAAACGCTCCATTGAGGAGTTCGGTTATGTCGAGCCGGTCATCTGGAATAAGACGACCGGTCGTGTTGTCGGTGGCCACCAGAGGCTCAAGGTCCTCATCGACCTTGGTATCACCGAGATTGACTGTGTGGTCGTTGAAATGGACGACGCCAAGGAGAAGGCTCTCAACATTGCTCTGAACAAGATCAGCGGCGATTGGGATCAGGACAAGCTGACCCTGCTGATCGCTGACCTGCAGGGTGAGGACTTTGATGTTTCCCTCACCGGTTTTGACCCTGCCGAGATCGACGACCTTTTCAAGGACAGCCTGAAGGACGGCATTCATGACGATGATTTCGATGTGGATGAGGAGCTGAAAAAGCCCACCTTCACCAAGGCTGGTGACATTTGGACGCTCGGTCGGCACCGTCTGGTTTGCGGCGATTCCACAAAGAAGGAAACCTACGACGCTCTGATGGGCGACGTCAAGGCCAACCTCGTGATCACGGACCCACCGTACAATGTGAACTATGAAGGCTCTGCCGGAAAGATCAAGAACGACAACATGGCAAACGATGCATTCTATCAGTTCCTGCTCGACGCCTTCGCAAATATGGAAGCCGTCATGACCGGCGATGCTTCCATCTATGTGTTTCATGCGGACACCGAAGGGCTGAACTTCCGCAGGGCTTTTGCTGATGCAGGTTTCTACCTCTCCGGCTGCTGCATCTGGAAAAAGCAGTCGCTGGTGCTCGGACGCTCTCCGTACCAGTGGCAGCATGAGCCGGTTCTCTACGGCTGGAAGAAAAACGGCAAGCACCAGTGGTACACGGGCCGTAAGGAAACCACCATCTGGGAGTTTGACAAGCCCAAGAAGAACGGCGATCACCCGACCATGAAGCCGATTGCGCTTTTGGCATATCCGATCATGAACTCCTCCATGAGCAACGCTGTGGTTCTGGACCCCTTCGGCGGTTCCGGCAGCACACTGATTGCCTGTGAGCAGTCGGATCGCATCTGCTATACCGTGGAGCTGGACGAGAAGTTCTGCGACGTCATCGTGAAGCGATACATCGAACAGGTCGGCTCCTCGGGTGGTGTGACGGTGCAGCGTGACGGCGTGACTTTCCGCTTCGACGAAATAGCTAATGTAGACAATTGAGGCTCCGGTTTTTCTACGATAATCGGTACATATATTTCGCTGAAATGACTTGCTATTCTGTGGCTTCAGAGTGATATATACAGTACCAAAAAACAAGGAGGTAACCCCATGAAAGAACTACACTACAACGTCACCGGACAGGACCGCAAAGAGCTGGTCGGCATCATTTCAAAGGTGATCGGCATGAAGGCCGTCTACAAGTTTATGCCCACCTGCGCCTTTGTCATCAGCAACATCACCGTTGAGAAAGACGGCACGATGGTCTGGGACGAGCGCACGGATCAGGACACCATTGAGGCGGTCATCATCGCCCTTGCCGCCGCCGGATTCAACCCGGTCAAGGACGAGGCCGAAGCCGAAGAGACAGGCCTGACAATTGAGATCCCGCTCGAAAAGGTCTCAGTCGGAAACCTCACCAAGCTGCTGGACGCCAAAGGCGAGCTGATCAAAAAGGCCCTCGGCGTCGAGGACATCAGCATTGAACTTAAGGAAGACCGCATCGCCTTTCCGTGGTTCAAGGAGCTGCCCTCCCCCGAAGAGGTCAAAGCCTACTCGCACTTCATCGCAGCCTTGTGTGAAATGGCCCTGAACCAGAAGCGGATCATCGCCAAGGAAAAGCCGGTCGACAACGACAAGTACGCATTCCGTTGTTTCCTTTTGAGGCTGGGCTTCATCGGTGAGGACTACAAGACCGAGCGCAAAATCCTGCTCCGCAACCTCTCCGGCTCCTCGGCCTTCAAAAGCGATGCAAAGAAAACAGAGGTGGAATCATGCGAGTGATTTCAAAAGCGGCCCTTGAGGGCTTACGACGCCGGTACAAGCCCGGTACACGGGTGGAGCTCCTGCAAATGGACGATGTTCAGGCTCCTCCCATCGGGACGAAAGGAACAGTCCTCGGCGTGGATGACGTCGGTTCCATCATGGTCGCATGGGACAACGGCTCCGGCCTGTCGGTCGCATACGGTGCAGACCTTTGCAGGGTGGTGAGCGACGATGAATGAGACGATCAAAAAGCAGATCCTCGCCATCCGGGATACCGGCCTGACGAATATGTTTGATACAAACATGGTGCAGCGGCTGGCCTACGAGCGAGACTTCTATGAGCTGGTGGTCTTCATTGAGGAACATCGCAAGGAATATGTGCATTTTATCCTCTACGGAGAGGCATAAAGTACACAATTCCGAGCCCGAATATTTGTGTAGAATACTTCGGTTTATATCGCAGAAATGACTTGCTATTTCAGGCGTTTAGAGTGATATATACACTACCGAAAGGAAATACACATAAACGGAGGAAACCACGATGCGTTACATCGACCACACCAACTGCAAGACAGCCTTTGAAAAGGGCGAAGACCACGAGATCCAGAGCCTTGGGAAGCTCACCCGCACGGCCACCAAGATTGCCGAAGCAAACGGTCTCGGAGTTCTGAAGAACCGTCAGGGCTACTACAGGATCATCAAGAAGAGCGACCTCGGAGCCTACGAAGACGTCCTTTCAACCCTCACAGAGGTTGACGCCTTCTTCAAGAACCTCGACAGCCACAAGGCCACGAAGTATTAAGGAGGGACCGACGATGACGATCAATGATGCGATGAGAAAGTACCGCCTGCCGAACCCCACCACCCCGGAGGACCTCGAAACCAGATGGAGCAAGGTGCTCACCTTTGGAGACAAGGTCATCATGGCGGGAGGCTTCTACAACGGCCCCGGAAAGCCCTGCTACTTCGGCGCAACCTATGAGTTCCTTGACGACGACCACAGCTGCGAAGGCACCATCGGCCTGAGAGCAGTTAGCGAAGTTGAGTTCGAGGATGACGGTCACGCCATCGCTTGGGCCATGCAACAGTAATCCCCGGTAAAGTAAATACCCTTGGGACATGAGCCGTTCGGCTCTGTTCCTCGTTATGACGGTCGCTTCAGGCGGCTATTTTCTATGCCTTTTTGGAGGTGATAACACTTGAGGCGAATGAAGAAATACACACCGACGAAGTTTAAAGCAAAGGACTCCGTCTACGATAAGGCACGGGCCGACTACGCTGTCTCGTTCATCGAGTGCCTCTGTCACACCAAAGGTACATGGGCTGGAAAGCCCTTCACGCTGATCGACTGGCAGGAGCAGATCATCCGGGATATCTTCGGAATCATCAAGCCCAACGGATATCGGCAGTTCAACACCGCCTACATTGAGATACCCAAGAAGATGGGCAAATCGGAGCTTGCGGCTGCGGTTGCACTCCTGCTCACATGCGGCGACGGAGAGGAACGTGCGGAGGTCTACGGCTGCGCTGCGGACAGGCAGCAAGCCTCGATTGTTTTTGAGGTCGCAGCCGACATGGTCCGGATGTGTCCGGCCCTCAATCGCAGAGTCAAAATCCTGACCGCTACAAAGCGGATTGTGTACCTGCCGACAAACAGCTTTTATCAGGTTCTGTCGGCAGAGGCCTACTCGAAGCACGGCTTCAACATTCACGGCGTGGTGTTCGATGAGCTGCACACCCAACCCAACCGGAAGCTCTTTGATGTTATGACCAAGGGCTCCGGTGATGCTCGTATGCAGCCGCTTTACTTCCTTATAACCACAGCGGGTACGGACACCAAATCTATCTGCTACGAGACGCACCAGAAAGCGAAGGACATCATCGAAGGCCGCAAGATTGACCCCACATTCTATCCGGTTATCTACGGGGCCGATGAGGACGACGACTGGACGGACCCGAAGGTCTGGAAGAAAGCAAACCCCTCGCTCGGCATCACGGTCGGCATCGACAAGGTAAAGGCCGCCTGTGAGTCTGCAAAGCAAAACCCTGCCGAGGAAAACTCCTTCCGGCAGCTAAGGCTCAACCAGTGGGTCAAACAGGCTGTGCGCTGGATGCCGATGGAAAAATGGGACCGCTGCGCTTTTGCTACAAACGAAGATGACCTCGAAGGCCGTGTCTGCTATGGTGGACTGGACCTTTCGTCTACCACAGATATTACCGCTTTCGTGCTGGTCTTTCCTCCGCTGGACGAGGACGACAAGTACATGATCCTGCCGTACTTCTGGATACCGGAGGACAACCTCGACCTTCGAGTCCGGCGTGACCATGTGCCATACGATGTATGGGAGCGTCAGGGATACCTGCAAACCACCGAGGGCAACGTGGTCCATTATGGATATATCGAAAAGTTCATCGAACGGCTTGGCGAACGGTTCAACATCCGTGAGATCGCCTTCGACCGCTGGGGAGCCGTGCAGATGGTCCAGAACCTTGAGGGTATGGGCTTCACGGTCGTCCCCTTCGGACAGGGCTTTAAGGATATGAGCCCTCCGACCAAAGAGCTGATGAAGCTGGTCTTGGAAGAGCGCATCGCCCACGGCGGACATCCGGTCCTGCGCTGGATGATGGACAATATCTTCATCCGTTCTGACCCTGCTGGAAACATCAAGCCGGACAAGGAAAAGTCTACAGAGAAAATCGACGGTGCCGTGGCAACTGTCATAGCCTTGGACCGTGCCATCCGGTGCGGCAACGATACGACCGAGAGCGTCTATGACACTCGTGGTCTTTTATTTTTATGAAAGGACGGTGATGTGATATGGGTATTTTCAGTGGACTATTCAAATCCAGAGACAAGCCCACCGACAGCACAGTCGGCTCTCGCTACACCTTTTACATGGGTGGCAGCACCTCCGGAAAAACGGTAACAGAACGCAGTGCCATGCAGATGACTGCGGTTTACTCCTGCGTCCGTATTCTGGCCGAAGCTATCGCAGGGCTCCCGCTTCATGTTTACCGATACAACAGCGACGGCGGCAAGGCAATGGCGCTCGACCATCCGCTCTACCGCTTGCTCCACGATGAGCCGAACCCGGAGATGAGTTCTTTCGTGTTCCGGGAAACCCTCATGACGCACCTTCTCCTCTGGGGGAACGCTTACGCGCAAATCATCCGCAACGGTAAAAATGAAATCGTTGCTTTGTATCCGCTTATGCCCAACAAGATGTCGGTGGACAGAGATGAAAGTGGGCATTTGTATTACACCTATTATCGTGGCTCAGATGAAGCCATCAAAAACAAGGAGTTCGCCGTAACGCTGCAGCCATCGGATGTGCTGCACATTCCCGGCTTGGGTTTTGACGGTCTGGTCGGTTACAGTCCCATCGCTATGGCGAAGAACGCCATCGGCATGGCGATCGCCTGCGAGGAGTACGGCGCGAAGTTCTTCGCCAATGGTGCCGCTCCGGGCGGTGTGCTGGAACACCCCGGCACGATCAAAGATCCGCAGCGTGTGCGGGAGAGCTGGCAGTCCACCTTCGGCGGCAGCGGCAATGCAAACAAAATTGCCGTATTGGAAGAAGGCATGAAGTACACGCCCATCGGTATCTCGCCGGAGCAGGCGCAGTTTCTTGAAACACGCAAATTCCAAATCAATGAAATCGCTCGAATTTTCCGAGTCCCGCCCCACATGGTCGGCGACCTGGAAAAGTCGAGCTTTTCTAATATTGAGCAGCAGTCCTTGGAGTTCGTGAAGTACACCCTTGACCCCTGGGTCATCCGCTGGGAGCAGTCCATTCAGCGGTCACTCCTTTCGCGGGACGAAAAAGCCGTGTATTTCGTGAAGTTCAATCTGGAAGGCTTGCTTCGCGGCGATTACCAAAGCCGCATGAACGGGTACGCCATCGGCCGCCAGAACGGCTGGATGTCCGCAAACGACATCCGGGAGCTGGAAAACCTCGACCGTATCCCGGCAAAGGACGGCGGCGATTTGTACCTCATTAACGGCAATATGCTCCCGCTGAAAAATGCGGGTGCTTTTGCAGATACACCTACCGATGACGGAAAGGAGGAAAAAACCGATGAAGAAATTCTGGAATTGGAAGAACCAGACGGAGACAGTGGAACGGACGCTGTTCCTGAACGGAACCATCGCCGAGGAAAGCTGGTTTGACGATGATGTCACGCCGCAGCTTTTCAAGGACGAGCTCATGTCCGGCAGCGGAAACATCACCGTGTGGATCAACAGTCCCGGTGGTGACTGCGTGGCGGCGGCTCAAATCTACAATATGCTCATGGACTACAAGGGTGATGTGACGGTCAAGATTGACGGTATTGCCGCATCCGCAGCGTCCGTCATCGCTATGGCAGGCACGAAGGTGCTGGTATCTCCCGTGTCCATGCTCATGATCCACAACCCCATGACGGCGGCATTCGGCAATTCGGAGGAAATGCAGAAAGCCATCGAGATGCTCTCAAGCGTTAAGGATTCCATCATCAACGCCTATGAGATCAAGACGGGGCTTTCCCGTGCCAAGCTCTCGCACCTCATGGATGCCGAAACTTGGATGGACGCAAACAAGGCTGTAGAACTCGGCTTTGCGGACGGGATCATGAGCCGTGCCGATGAGACCGAGGATATGGTAGCACCCACAGTTTCCATGCTGTATTCCAAGGCGAATGTGGTGAATTCTCTCATGGAGAAAGTTGCCGCAAAGTGCGCCATTGACCCCAAACCTACCGTGCCAGAACACACGGGACGCTCTGTAGATGAACTCAGAGCCAAGCTGAACACCATCAAAAACTACATTTAATATGGAGGTATTTCAATATGACTATCGTTGAACTGCGCGAAAAGCGCGCCAAGCTGTGGGCTACGATGGAGGGCTTCCTCGACACCCACCGCGACCGAAAAGGCGTTCTGTCTGCCGAGGACGATGCCGTTTACGCCAATATGGAGAAGGAGCTGAACGATCTTACCAATGAGGTCAGACGTATGGAACGCCGCGACGCTATTGCCGCAGAGCTTGCCAAACCCGTATCCTCTCCTATCACCGAGCAGCCCCAGAAAGCGACCGGCGAAGCCAAGACCGGCAGAGCGTCTAACGCCTACCGCGAGGATTTCGGTCTGCATCTGCGCGGCAAACGTATGCTCCACAATGTGCTCTCCGAGGGCGTGGACGCCAACGGCGGCTATCTCGTCCCCACGGAGTTTGAGAAGTTCATCGTGGACACGCTCAAGGAGGAAAATGTGATGCGCCGTCTGTGCAAGGTCATCACTACCGATAACGAGCGTAAGATCCCCGTTGCAGCGACCCATTCCACCGCTGCGTGGACTGCTGAAAATGCTGCCTACACCGAGAGCAATCCCACCTTCGCACAGAAGACCATTGATGCCTACAAGCTGACCGACCTTGTGAAGGTAAGCATTGAGCTTCTGGACGACAGTGCCTTCGATCTGGAAGAGTACATCGCCCGTGAGTTTGCCTACGCCTTCGGTGCTGCCGAGGAACAGGCATTCTGCGTCGGCACCGGTACGGGTCAGCCCACCGGCCTGTTCACTGCAAACGGCGGCACGGTCGGTGTTACCGCAGCCAGTGCGACCGCCGTCACCACCGACGAGGTGATTTCCCTTATCTATGCACTGAAAGCACCGTACCGCAAGAACGCCAAGTTCCTGATGAACGATGCTACTGTTTCCGCACTTCGTAAGCTGAAGGATTCCAACGGTCAGTATCTGTGGCAGCCCTCCCTGCAGGCGGGTCAGCCGGACAGACTGCTCGGTTATGAGATTTACACCAGCCCGTATGCTCCCACGCTGGCGGCAGGTGCGCTCTCCATTGCCTTCGGCGATTTCCAGAGCTACTGGATCGCTGACCGCACCGGCAGAACCGTTCAGCGTCTGAACGAGCTGTATTCCACCAACGGTCAGGTCGGCTTTGTTGCCACCGAGCGTGTGGACGGCAAGATCATCCTGCCGGAGGGTATCCAGCTTCTGAAGATGAAGGCGTCATGATGAAAGGAGGCGGCGGTGATGGACGAGCTTCTCTCCAAAGTGAAAGCCAACCTTATCCTGGAACATACGGCGGATGATGCCTTGCTGAAAAGCTACATCACCGCCGCTGTTTCTTACGCCGAAAGCTACCAGCACATCCCGGAGGGGTTCTATAAGGAGAATCCCATGCCAGCCACCACAGAGCAAGCCGTCATTATGTTGTCATCCCACTTCTATGAAAGCCGGGATGGCAGCACGGGCGGCTTCTTTGCGGATAACACCGGAGCGGCACAGCAGGTGTGGAAGACGGTCAATCTACTGCTCCGCTTGGATAGGCGGTGGCAAGTATGAGTTTCGGAAAGATGAACGGCTTTGCCGACATCGTAAAAATCCGCCAAGTCAAGGACAGCGAGGGCTTCACCCATTCCGAGAATGAAGTCCTCGCTTCCGTCCGTGTATACCGTGAAGGTCGGCATGGCAGTCAGCGTTGGGCAAACCTCGCTGCATTCAGTGAAGCGACCGACCTCTTCCGCTTTCGGTGCATTCCGGGGCTGACGGTCACTACCGACCATTTTCTCATCTGTGACGACTGTCGCTACGACATTGTGTCCGTGGAGGATGTAAAGGGCCGTGGAATGTACATTGAGGTACTGGCAAAAAAGGAGGTGCCGACCGTTGGCAAAAGCTGAAATGAAAATGCCGGAGGATTTCCTTCTAAAGATATCCAAGCTCGGCAGCAACTTTGACAGTGTGGCGGATACCGTCCTGCAGGCCGGTGGCGAGGTGGTGCTGAAAAAAGTCAAGAGCAATCTCTCCTCCGTTATTGGCAGAGGGACAAAGTTCAAATCCCGCACCACGGGCGAACTGGAAGGTGCGCTTGGCCTTTCTCCCTCCAAGCTGAACCGGGACGGTAACCACGACATCAAGGTCGGTTTCGCCGAACCTCGCTCGGACGGCGGCAGCAATGCCAAACTTGCCAACATTCTCGAATACGGCAAGCACGGTCAGCCTGCAAAACCGTTTCTGAAACCTGCGAAAACGGCGTCTCGGCAGGAGTGCATCGATGCCATGACCAAGGCACTGGACGAGGAGGTGGAAAAGCTGTGAGCCTGCTATCCGATTTACAAACCATCGCCGAGCATTGCGGTGTTCCAGTGGAAACGGGTGTGTTCTCCGGCAAAGCCCCGGACACCTATCTGGTGATTACGCCGCTGTCGGACAGCTTTGAGCTCCACGCCGACAACGCTCCCGGCTGTGAGACACAGGAGGCACGGCTGTCCCTCTTCACAAAGGGCAGTTACACCAAACTGAAAAATGACCTTGTCCGCGCCTTGCTTGGTGCGGACTTTTATATTACCGACCGCCGGTACATCGGCTTTGAAACCGAGACTGGCTATCATCACTACGCCATTGACGTGGCGCAAATCTACGAACTGGAGGAATAAGTTATGGCGACTATCGGTCTTGACAGACTGTATTACGCAAAAATCACCGAGAACGACGCCGGTGAGGAAACCTACGGTACGCCGTCTCAGCTTGCGAAAGCCATCTCCGCTGACCTTTCGGTGGAATTGGCAGAGGCAACTCTATACGCCGACGACGGCGCTTCGGAGATCGTGAAGGAATTCAAATCCGGCACGCTCTCTCTTGGCATTGACGATATCGGCTCTGCGGCGGCATCCGACCTCACGGGTGCGACTATTGACAAGAACAAGGTGCTGATTTCCGCATCTGAGGACGGCGGCGACCCTGTGGCGGTGGGCTTCCGCGCCAAGAAGTCCAACGGCAAGTACAAGTATTATTGGCTGTACCGCGTGAAATTCGGTATTCCGGCGACGAACCTTGCCACCAAGGGCGACAGCATTACTTTTTCTACGCCGACCATCGAGGGTACCATTCTTCGCCGCAACAAGGCAGACGCAGGCGGAAAGCACCCGTGGAAAGCGGAGGCACTGGAGGGCGATGTGACCGCTGCGACTATCACGAACTGGTATAAGGAAGTTTATGAGCCGACCTATACCACGACACCCGAAAAACAGGGTTAACGGAGGTAACACACAATGGATAACGAGAGAACCGCAGTCATCACCATCGGAGATGAGGAATATACGCTGCTCCTCACGACCAAGGCTACCAAGGAGATCGCCGGTCGCTATGGCGGGCTGGAAAACCTCGGCGAGAAGCTGATGAAGTCCGAGAACTTTGAAATGGCAATCGGCGAGATCGTGTGGCTTATCACGCTTCTTGCAAATCAGAGCATCCTCATTCACAACCTCAAGGACAAGGAGCACCCCAAGGAGCCGCTCACCGAGGATGTGGTGGAGCTTCTGACCACGCCGCTTGATCTCGCCGGATACAAAACCGCCATTACGGAAGCGCTCTACAAGGGCACCAAGCGGAATGTGGAAAGTGAGAAGGATTCAAAAAACGCACCAGTCGGGTAACGGTTTCCGATGCGGAGCTGTTTACCCGGCTTCTTTATTACGGCCTTGCCCACCTTCATCTCAGCCAGGATGAAGTGTGGCTGATGCCGTTTGGACTGCTTTTGGACTTATGGGAGTGTCACAAGCAGTATAACGGACAGGCTGTTCCTGCTCACGAACGCTACATTGACGATATTATCCCGGACGGCATTTAAGGAGGTGACGGTACATGGCAGACAGTTTCGGACTGAAGATCGGTCTTGAGGGTGAAAAAGAGTTCAAAAAAGCACTGGCGGATATCAACCAGTCCTTCAAGGTGCTCGGCTCCGAAATGAAGCTCGCCACCTCTCAGTTCGATAAAAATGACAAATCCGTGGAGGCACTCGCCGCACGGAACAAGGTGCTGCGAAAAGAGATCGATGAGCAGACAACAAAAATCGACACTCTTCGCAAGGCTCTGCAGAATGCCGCCACCTCTTTCGGAGAGAACGACCGCCGCACCCAGAACTGGCAGATCCAACTCAACAATGCCGAAGCCGCCCTCAACGATATGAATCGTGAGCTGGACGAGAACGAGAAAGCCATCAAGGAGGGCGGCAAAGCTGCGGAGGAATCCGGCAGTAAGTTTGAAGGCTTCGGCAAGGTTCTCAAAACCGTAGGTGTGGCGCTCGGTGCAGTGGCCGTTGCCGCAGGTGCCGCCGCCGTGAAGCTCGGCAAAGAGGTCATCGCCGCCTATGCGGACTACGAGCAGCTGGTCGGCGGCGTTGACACCTTGTTCAAGGACTCCTCGCAGGAGATCCAGCGGTATGCCGCCAACGCATACAAAACGGCAGGACTTTCTGCCAACGAGTACATGGAGACGGTCACGGGCTTTTCCGCAAGCCTCATCCAGTCCCTCGGCGGCGATACCGAGAAAGCCGCAAAGTATGCGGATATGGCAATCACGGATATGTCCGATAACGCCAACAAGATGGGCACGGATATGTCCTCCATTCAGAATGCCTACCAGGGTTTCGCCAAGCAGAACTATACGATGCTCGATAACCTCAAGTTGGGCTACGGCGGCACAAAACAGGAAATGGAGCGACTGCTTGCCGATGCGGAGAAAATATCCGGTGTCAAGTACGACATCTCCTCTTATGCGGATGTGGTGGAAGCCATTCATGTCATGCAGGAGAGCATGGACATTGCCGGTACGACCGCAAAAGAAGCGGAAGCCACCATTTCCGGCTCTGTCAATGCGTTGAAATCCGCCGTCTCGAACCTCATCGTAGGCTTCGGCGACGCGGACGCTGACATGGAGTTGCTGTGCAACAATATGGTGGATGCCTTCAAGACCGTGGTGGCGAACATCACCCCGGTTATTGAGAACATCGTGGCGGCTCTGCCCACGGCGCTGGATGCCCTGCTGACGGCTGTGGGTGAACTGCTGCCCACACTGCTGGAAGCGGTCACTGAGCTATTCTCGCAGGTGCTGGAAACGCTGCTTTCTTTGCTTCCGCAGCTTATCCCGGCGGCGGTGTCTGCTCTCATGACCATCGTGAACACGCTGATCGAGAATCTGCCCCTGCTTATTGAGGCTGCGGTTCAGTTGGTGTCTACACTTGTGACAGGCATTGCGGATGCACTGCCTACGCTCATCCCGGCAGCGGTGCAGGCTATCGTCACCATCGTGCAAGGTCTGGTGGACAGTCTGCCGATGCTCTTGGATGCAGCCTTACAGCTTATAACAGGGCTTGCCCAGGGACTATTGGACGCACTGCCCGTGCTGATTGCCGCTCTGCCGGAGATCATCAACGGCATCATTACCTTTCTGCTAGACTCCATCCCGCAGATTATCGAAACAGGCATTCAGCTTCTGACCTCGCTTGTTGCCGCATTGCCGGATATCATTATGGCAATCGTGGAAGCCATTCCGAAAATCATAGACGGCATTATCACCGCCGTGCTGAATGCCATACCGCTCATTATTCAAGCGGGCATCGACCTGCTGATTTCTCTCATTCAAGCCCTGCCACAGATCATCACGACTATCGTGCAGGCGATTCCACAAATTATCTCCGGCATCGTCAATGCCCTCATCGGGAACATCGACAAGATCATCATGGCAGGTGTGCAGTTGTTCGTTGCGCTGATTGAAAACCTACCTACTATTATCGTGGAGATCGTCAAGGCGGTGCCGCAGATCATTGCAGGTATCGTGAAAGCCTTCGGCTCTCTGATGTATAAAATCGTGGAAATCGGCGGCAACATCGTCAAGGGACTGTGGAGCGGTATTACCCAGCTTGCCTCATGGCTGTGGGATAAGGTGTCCGGGTGGATCTCCTCCATCTGGGACGGCATCTGCGATTTCTTCGGTATCCATTCGCCCTCGAAGGAGATGGCATGGGTCGGTGAAATGCTGGTCAAGGGTCTTGCAGGTTCCATTGACGACAACGGCGATGAAGCGGTCAAAGCCGCAGAAGGAATGGCAGAGGACATCAACGGCGTCATGGGCGACCTTGCTCACGATATGCAGACGGCTCTGCCCACCGACTTTGACGTGAACGGCTCGATCCGCTCTGCCGTGGACGGTGTGGTCGGAAAGGCGGCATCCGCTTTCACCATTGCCCTGAACATTACGAACTTCAACAATTACAGCAGTGAGGATATCCGTCAGCTCACCTCCGAAGTCATGGAAACGGCAAACCAGTTTGCCCAGCGGAAAGGAGTGGTATTCGCATGACCTATTTTACCTACAACGGCCGCAGTTCCGCTGATTTCGGTCTGCATATCGAGAAGAAGGACGTGTTCTCCGCACCGGAATACGATGCGGAGTTCATTTCCATTCCCGGCAGGAGCGGTGACATCATCAATCCGAACCGCCGCTTTGCCAACATCAAAGTGACCTACACGGTGTTCCTCGCACGGAAGAATATAGCCGCACTTGCCGCTGTCCTGCGGGACATCAAGGGCTGGCTGTATTCCGAGCCGGGCAGATACCACGAACTCTCCGACTCCTACGATGCGGAGTATTTTCGCTGCGGTGTTATTTCCGGCAGTTTGGACATTGAGGAGCAGCTGAACAAGGTCGGCAGTTTCACCGTGACCTTCAACTGCAAGCCGTTCAAATACAGCTATGAGGGTCAGCAGACCATAGCGGCAGATGCTTCCACGCTGACCGTCACCAACCCGACTGCCTTTGAGAGCCGACCGTATATGAAAATCTATGGTAGCGGTCTGATTCGGCTCATGGTTCAGCCGGAGGGTCAGGGCACAAGCTCCTGGGGCTTTGCCGGTGTAGACGAGTACATTGAAATCGACAGCGAACGCATGAATTGCTACAAGGGTACCGTTCTCAAAAACGATATCCTTTCCGGGGAAGGCTTTCCGGTACTGAAGCCGGGAACGACCACCATCGCCTGTGCAGGAAATGTGCAGCGGATCGAGGTCATTCCGAGGTGGTGCTGTTTGTAAGGTCGTTCCCGATTGTAAGCGGTAGAAAAATTCAAAAAAGTATGGTATAATGTTTTTAAGTGAGGACGACAAATCGGAATTTTGTGGAGAGATTTCCTGAACTTTCCTTATTTTTCAAGGCTTACAGCCTCTTAGATAGTGAAATGATATGT